AATCACAACCTTAAACTAGCCCTCAACCGCCAAATGTGTGCGCGTGAGGTGGAGTTCACACATGGAGGAGTTAAGTACAAAGAAGCCCATCCAGGTTACTGCGCAGCCCTCTTTGAGAACCAGGCCCTCGCGGTCACAGCTGCATCGTATGTGAAAATCATATCCGACCTCTCATTAAAATACTCTGCCCATTTTGCCTCCTACCGGGATTACCTGCAAGAGTTGCACGACCACCACGCAGATCCACACATTAAACGTGCATTGCGTATCGCAGGTTACATGGATCTTAGAGCCACGGGCGCTTTATATAAGATCAACTTGGGCAAGAGAGCTGAAGTGAAGCTAAAAGTACCAGAGATAGCAAAACCAGGCAAAGTTGGACGCACCATAGCAGACATGAAGATACCCGCATCTCTTCAAGGAGCCTGGTTAGCTGAGCGACTGAAACGAGCACAAGAAGCCGAGCCCTTAAAGCTACCGGGTTTCGAAGCCCGATTTGTCAAGACCCCAACTTTTGCCAGCATGAAGAATGCTTTCGAGTTTTTAATCAACCCCCCCGTCGATTTTGCGGCCGTTGTCTTTTCAGATGACATGGTTTTTAGCATACGCAAAAACGGGGTCCTGAGGTACTTTAATGTCGATATATCAAGCTGTGATAAGTCGCATGGAGAAGAGATTTTCGATGCATACGAGAAGTTGTACCCGACCCACCTGCAAAAAGAGGCGCGTGGTCTCACCGATCATTGCAGGCTGCCCATGCGCGTGCGGTCGCCCTGTGACCCCCTCATCTACTCAGATTTTTTGCCATCCAGACGACCTTTTATGTTCTCCGGAACATTGATCACAACGTCCATCAACACATTCGCAAGTATGCTTATAGCGTATACGTGCTGGTTGGATGGAGCACACACGCCTGAGGAGATACAACGGTCAGCTGCTACATGCGGATATAAGTTGGATGTCTCGCAGTGTAATACACCGGAAGAGATCCAGTTTTTGAAACACTCACCAGTCTTGTCTGAAGACGGATGGGTGCCGCTCATAAATCTGGGTGTGTTCCTGCGTTGCTCTGGGACCATTTTCGGAGATCTCCCTGGGAGAGGCCTTCTGGAGCCCCGCGCACTCGCTCACCAAATGGCACTGTTGGAATGCACATACCCACACATCACCTTCCCGTTACTAGAAAGGATGAGATCCAAGCTTCTGCCTTCAACCTCCGAGAATCACGCACGTATAGGGGAGAAAATGTTCCGCATCGTGGATGGTCCAAGGATTACCCTAACAGACGAAGCTGTGCTCCGTCGGTATTCGGGTGTCCGCCACCACGAGGTTGAGAACTTCTTCCTATGCCCCATTCTCCACACGATAGCAAACGCTTCATTGACTCTCATACTCCAGCAGGACTATGGACTTGCTTGTAACCTCTACTCAACATCCATCTTCCCCTATCATCCCATTAACCATCCCTTCCCCGCTGCAGATGAGCAGCAAACCCCCC